CAATGCTGATACTATATAACTCATTAAAATTCTCCTGGCAAAATAATTTGGGGACGAGTTAGTTCATCTTGTAGATCACAGGCATGGCATACTGCATGTTCTGCATCTTCATCTTCTAACTCATAAATGGTGTGTGGTGTTTTTGCTATTAATGCCGCTGCTTCAAATGCCTGTGCATGTCGTTCGCATAATATCATTGTGTTTTCTTCTATGGCACATATAAACATTATAGTGCGTCCTTGAATTTTTGTAGTTCAAAGTCTGTTAAAAACATTTCGAATCTTGTGTCCAATACACTTTGACTAAACAATTCAATATGCCAAACTTCTGTTGCGGCTACCCAAGTCTTGCGTACTTTGAGTTTATAATCTTCATTGTTAATTACATTTCGTTCCATATTCTATTCCTTATTCTGCGTTGTAAGTTTTCTTCCAAGCGGGCTTTTGTTGATCATCACGACGAACGTATCTATGTCTCTGTGCTGCCATTCGTTCTGCTGGAGTTCTGTTATCCCAAGGTTCCGCTATGCCTTGAAGGCAGGCCAATAGTGCATAGCGAGCACTGTCAATACAATCATCTGGATCACTGAATCTGCCTTTTTCATCTACATAGTAGTTATTTGCTTCACTCAAGAATTGAACACAATTTTCATTGACCATTAAACTACCTACTTCCAGCATTTGTCTCATTTGATTAATGCCATAACTTTTGTGATTAGTCACACGCCCTTGACTGTCAGGTGGATTCATAATTGCTCGTTCATAGACATTGAGTTCATAACTTTCAAACAATTCACGAATACTACTTGCACTCATAGTGTATCTGCCAGGAGTGCTTGCGTCAGCAGGAAGAACAATAGGAGTACCAAACACTTCAGGACGAAGGAGATGATTGATATATTGAGTGGGGACTGCTTCTTCAATGCCCTGCACAACAATCTGTCTATGTAAATAAGCAGTTTTTTCATATGGATCCCAGTACATTAAACTAATAACTGTTTTGTCATTGACCAAGCCCAAGTCAAGAGCAATGACTCTGTGTATGTTTGGCATTTCAGTAAAATTGAATTGACCGGATTTGTATATAGGCCAATCACCAATTTGAAACACAGCACCTTTGCCCATGACTGGTTTGCCAGCAATACGTGCTTCTCGTTCGTGTGGTAAGTAGTCTCGTTCTAATTGACGTCGTGTTTCTTTCAATAAGAATGGCTCACCCCATGGTGAATATTCAGGAACGTCATCCCAACTCACACGAATGTATTCATAGCCTTCTTCATTGTTCCAAAATTTACTTACAAGGCCGTTGAGGCCTTTAAGCGGTGTAAACGAACATAAAACTTTACCCTGCGTGGTAGCAGTTCGCGTAACAATCTCACTGAAAAAGTCGTCGGGCGGTTGTTCATCAAATACTGCTAAATTTAACTTAAATCCTTGGAGTTGTCTAACCTCCTGAGTGTAGTTAGCAAATAACAGATAACTATTACTTCCAGATACATGACGAACTTCACAACCGATATTGTTGGCTCCATCATTACGCATAGTGTCACCGACAATGCAATCACGCGGTATAGCACCAGTTCCCAAGTTTTCAACAATTTTAACATCTTGTGTTCCTAACAATTCATTTTGTAATACCAAAGCAACCTGACTCCAACCTTCTCCGGCTACCATGCAGGTTATTGCTGTGGTAAATCTATATCCCTGCCACCAATCTGGATACAAGCCAGTTAAATGCATGGCAGTTTCGTAGCATGTGCTCACAGTCTTACCAACCCTGTTTGCCGCAAGTATTCCTCGACGATCACTGCCACCAGTTAAAAAGAATTTCTTTTGATGTTCAAAGGGTCTAAAGTATTTAAGACTATTGAACTTCATGTCTTCAGCAATTTCAATACTTAAATCTTGTAGTTTTGTTTTTAAATCACCGTTGAGATTAGCCAAACTATCCATGGTAAGATTGTGTTCATCGACGACACAACGCAGTGCTCTGGACATCAATACATCATTGCCCAGCATTACATAGACCTTAATTTGTTTATTACTATTTTACTGTCTAAATAACCTGCCAATGTTTTTAATTCATCGTGCGTTAACACTAGACAAACATTTAAATCTTCTTGATTGTCAGCATTGAATCTAAAGTGAAGTTCAAACTCGTCGGGACCAGTCCAAACTCCACCTATGTCTACACTGCTGCTTTCATCATGTGTTAGATTGAACATCTTTTAGTTTTTCTCTAACAATGTAAATGTAGTGTATTGCAGAACTTAGATCACTGAGTTCTTTACTGGTTAATTTCCAAGTGTTGGGATTATCAAGATCAACACCATCACGCTTGTCAAGTCCTGACTGTAGTCGTTCTGTTAACAAGCGTAGGATATGTTCAATTTGTCCTGGAAACTTTTCAACAAAAGCCATTCTGTGACTGGCATTAATCTTTTGAAGTATTAATGTGTCTTTGACCATGCGTTCTTGCTGTGCTTGATGGATTTGGCCATCACGAACAGTTTTGTCTATCATGATCTTGTGTCCGTGCCCCATGGGTCAACAATGGCTTCGCTGTTGAATTGACCAAAGTCTCTGTCAACAAATGTATCCCAAATATTGCCTGCATTGATACGCATACTCTGCATCATAGTGCGTAGTCTACGTCCAACAGGAGTTAATGTGCCGTCTTCACGTTGTACTGTTTGTTCACCAGTTGCGGCACCAATCCATTTGATAATCTCTGGACGCTCACGGCCATACTTGTCAATCTTTGTGCCTGTTTCTTTTTGTTCCCAAGGACCATTGATTTCATAACTGATTGTGCCATCGTTGTACTTGCGGAATGTGCAGTGACATTTCTTACCAACTGCTCTAAAGTCTGGATCCGGATGAGGAACAAACGGACTGAAGAAGTAATTTTGTAATTCACTTTCAGGAGGTAATGTGGAATCACGATCTGGTATGGGTGGAAATGGTTCAACTGGAACCATGTCTGTTTTATCAATGTAGGGATTGTCATTGCCAATAAACTTGACGTCAATGTCTTCGCCATTGAGTGCGTCCATGGCTGTTTGATATTTTAACTTGTTGGCACGGCCTTTTAAATTTAGCACAATGCCAGTTTCATCAAAGACAAAACGTTCTAGTTCTTTGGCTGTGGGAAAGTCTGTCATTAGACCTTCCAAATCATATTCAGCGTTGCTGGTTGATTTTGGAATACGTGCGCCTGCTATTGCTTGGGCAACATCTAGTATTTCATCTTGTGTGGGTTCTTCGCCCCAAGGGCTGGTTACATCTGTGGGTGTAGATGATTGTGTTTTCTTTGTCATTTCTATTCCTTAATTTTCTATGCTAATGAGAAACTATTGCTTCTCATGTATTTAACTCTTAAAACGTATTACTTGCCTGATTTGCCTGCGCTGCCTTGGCCCATGCCGCCAACAGTATTGTATTTGCCGCCTGGCGTTTGTATACCTTCAAGTTCTTTTAATGCTTTGTCCATGCCCTGCATACTTTCACGCATTTGTTGATAGTATTGTTGATTATCTTGTTGTGGCATGCTGCCGCCCATAAAGCCGTTACTGTTGTAGTTATTGTTGTCTTGTGGATTTGGTAAACCGGGGCCAAAGCCTACATTAGGACCTAAGTCTGGACGTGGTGTGTATGGACCACCCATGTTTTGAATAGGTTGTTGAACTTGTTCTTGTGGTGTTAGAAATGTCTTTGGTTGTTGTAGTTGTCCTGATGGCGCTGAAGGCGGGTCTTGATAGCCGCCAGGTTGTCCAATAGATCCAGGATTAGGCATCTGACCAGGTTGTTGGCCTGCTGGTCTATTAACATCTACTGTTGGACCATAATCAGCAAATCTACCCATTGTAGCACCACCAACATTAAATGATGGTCCTATTTGATTGTTTGCCATTGGCTGGCCTAAGGTTTCCCCTGTTGGACCTTGTTGAGGTGTTTGTTGTCCAGGACTGAATTTAGTGTTTTTATCACTAGCAAAAGTGCTATAACCAATTGGAAGTCCATTTTCGTCAAAACCAGTAATGTTGCTTATACCTACTTCTGGTTGATAGCCGCCACCAAAATCCATTGGCACTGTTGGATTAGAAGAATCATTATATCCAAATACTGGTGCGGCCACACGTTCGCTGCCAAACATGCCTGGTTGATCCATTGGCACTGTTGGATTAGAAGAATCATTATATCCAAATACTGGTGCGGCCACACGTTCGCTGCCAAACATGCCTGGTTGATCCATTGGCACTGTTGGCATTTGTCCAGGATTAGGTTGTTGACCTCTTAGTCTTAAGATACCACCATTGGCTCGACTTTGTTGAACTTGTTCTTGTGGTGTTAGAAATGTCTTTGGTGGTTGATCAAACATTCCAGGCATATTATCTTTTAACACATTTGCACCAATGGTGCCAAGGTTGCTGCCACCAGTCATGCGATTGATGGCTGGAGCAAGGGTATCGTTTAACAAACCGCCAAAAAATCCTGCACCCATAATTACTTCTTAGGTGATTTGTATTTTGCTGGCAACTTTGCACCATCAGCAGTGGAATTTTTCTTTGGACCAACATTGGTGTTGGCACTTAGACTTTCAACTGTGGGATCAATGAATGGCTTCATACCGCGACCGCGATTGGCCACTGCGTTGGTTACCATGTCTGCCAGTGCTGATTTCTCATTGCCCGAACTGGCTTTTTCTTTCATGAATTTTTCACGCTTGTTGCCAAGATCTTGATTGCCCATTGTGGGACCACGTTTTTGATTGATTGGCTTGGCCTGCATGTTTGCTGAAGATATTTTCATAGTTGATTTCCTTTTGTTGGACCACGACCAAAGTCGAATTTTTCTTTACCTGTCTTGGGCATTGCAGTACTGGCACCATCACCAACTGCTTGGCGTTGTTGTGGCTTGCCTGTAAACATGTCTTTGCCCACTGTGGGCATTGCAGTTCCGCCGCCTGTTGGGCCACGACTGCCAGTAATTAATTTGTTGGGATTTTGAATTCCGCTGTGCATGTTACCTGCAAATTTGTTTGAGCCACGATTAACGCCATCACCCTTCATGCCGTCAAAATCTAAGTTCATATCGCTTTGTGTAATGCTGTTATGTTTCATTTTGATTTTCCTTTTTTAGCCGTCTTGGCTGATTGTTTAAAAGCCAGGGGTGTTGGAGCACCTTTGGTTCCAGGCTTACGCATACGCTCTCCAGAGCCTGCGGCTATTCTATCACGCTTGGCATTAATATTAGCGTATAATCCGTTTTTCATATTAACAGTCCCATCTTTGTCTTGCGGCTTTACCACGTTCACCTGTCCAACCACTGCTTCTTGCACAAAAACTTTTTTGTCTAGCACCGCTTTTAGTTGGCGCTTTTAAATTACTACCAGTGGCCTTGTTATATTTGGCACGGCCTTTGGCAGTTAATCCTGCACCTTTACTGGCTGGTAATTTTTCACCACGACCCACACTTAAATTAACTTTGCTGTTTGATTTTTTTGTTGCCATAATGTTATTTATACTTTTTTATTCGCTGTCTTCACTGTCAATTTGTTCACTGACTCCAGTTAACTTGCTCAGTGCTTCAACAAAAGCCAACTGCTTGGCTTGAATGGCATCCGCACTGTCATTGACTTCAATTTTAGCCAAGTTATTCATTACCTTGTTCAATATCAAAGTGTGATACTTTAAAATTAAATTCTTGTCATTTTCATTACGTGCTGTTAAAAAATCATCAACAAGCAAGTCCTCATAACGTTGTCCACCAGTTCTTAATTCTAAACTAACTAATAGTTCTTCTACACTGATGTGATTCTTACTGCCTTTGGCGCGACCCGCACCTGGGCGTGCTCCACCCCATCCGGATTTCTTTTCTTTTGGTTTATCTATGCTATCGTTCATAATATTATTTAGCCCTGTTAAATATAGTAATTAAGGAATTAAAATGAATTATACTTGGAATTTGGCCACACCCGCAGACAGCGGCGATATTATGACGTTGAACCTACTGGTTCAGCATGAAGTAGATACTATATTCGACTTCAATCCCAATGTACTCAGTCATCACATTGTGTCAGCATTGGTAAATCAATTTTACACTGGCAAAAGCGATTTGGTTGCCATCGCAAAAGATGACAACAATAAATTATTAGCATACACTTGGGTCAAGACCGGTGAACAAAGTCTTTGGAGCACAGAAGAAATTGCATGTGTGCGTATGGCTCATGTGGATCCCAGTTTAAGTGTTCGATGTCGTATTAACTTAATAGATGAAATGATGGAAACTTGGGAACGATTTGCACAACTTCACAGCATACCTGTTTTATACAGTAACACACTACGCAAAGAACAAAGTGTATTTCTTAAAATGCATGAACGTCGTGGTTTTGTTGTAAGGGGCAGTGCGGCATACAAAAGAGTTGATCTCAATTACATGCCCACACAGTTATTCCAAAGTGCTACGCAACATCCAAATTGACTTTTCTATGTCTAATGCTTGGTCCTGTGCGTAGTTGCTGACTTCTTCAAGATCTTCTGCACTGGCAATGACAATGAGTTCTTTGAAGTCACTTAACAAGTGTTCAAGATCCATCATCACTGCTTCTAACAATTCATCCGCTGTGCCTTCTATGGCATCCATGGGTATTGTGCTGTTGTCAATGATGTCAACAAGACTGTTGGGCATGAATTCCTGCATGGTGCGTAGAATCTCTGCAATCTTATCAATCTCTGCTTGACGTCGTTCATAGACACCACCCAGCATTTTATGATCACTGCGAAAAGTTCTGCCTGTGACATTGACATGTGCCGCATGGCTTCTGTAGTATGCTACAAAGTTATTGTAAAACACTAATGTTAGTTGTTCTGCTGTGGTCATTGTTGCATCATCCTTTTCTTTTCTTCTTCCTGTCGTTTCAAATAATCTCTATAAGCATTGACTGCACCTGTGCCCATGCCAACTGCTGTGCCTAATATTGGGAATGGACTGGCTGCGGCACCAACACCTGCTATACCAGCACCTAGATAATCACCTTCCTGGAATCTACCATAAGCATCAGCGGCATTCAATGCTGTGCCAACACCTGGCAATGCGCGGCCTGCTATTCGTCCTGCTTGACCCATCATGCCAGCGCCTGGTAAGTTTTGAATTTTATTGGCAGCGGCTGCTTGCACTCTATTCATCATGCTTGCTGGTTTAGGCTGTGGTTGTGTTGCAGGATTAACTGGGCCTGCACTTTGCATTGGTCTTCCATTGGCATCTAATATTGGACTTGGAGCAACTGGAGCAGTTACTGGTACGGCTTGGGCAGACATTTTAGCGTCAAAACGTTTTTGAATACCTGCTTGTCTTATTTTTTCTGCTTCTAATTCTTTTGCTTTACCACTTTTATATAACGCACCAGCGCCTAATGCACCTGCACCTAGACCACCCAATGCTATCTTGCCAGCATTTTCTGCTAGAACTACAGGAGCCACTGTGGCAAGATCACTGAGCATACTACTTTCTCTTGCACCTGTTGGAATACCTTGGGCTTCAGCATTTTTAATAGTGTCACTGGGTTTGGTTACATCAATCTCAGGCAGCGTTTCATCTGTGGTCTGTGTAGGAGCATTACCTAAACTAGGTTGATTGGTTGAGAAGTCACGGATATCATCATCTGTATATCCTGCGGCTCGTAGTTTGTCAATTTGTTCTTGATTCATATTATTGTCCTAACACTGCGGACATGGCCGCTCTGCGAGCATTTGCTGTTTGATAATTCCATTTGTTGTTGGCGGCATCATATTGTGGAGCAGGGTATGCTTCAAACGCACGGAACACACGATCTCTATATGCTTTGATTGCTTCTGGTCCAGCCTTTGTTTCAGGCGCACGACCCATGATATCAAATCTGGCTTTGGCAATTGCTTGGTATTCTTTGAGACGTACTGCTTCTTGTTTTTGCCATGCTGAATTGAATTCACTGGTAGTTTTAATCTGCGGATTGCTTTGTAGAAATGCCTGCTTGCTGGCAGCCAAGTCACCATTGAATTGACTGCGATGTAATCCAGCCAAGGCCGCATACGCTGGTATGCGATCCACGTTGCCCACGTTGGCTTCTTTGTTGGCACGCTGTTCAGCATCACTGACAGCACCTGGACCTGCATTGGCACGCAGTGTTTTAGCATTGACCACTGTGTTCAAATTAACAAATTCTTGTAATGCGCCTTGTTCACTTTCAGTTAACTTGTTCATAACTTGACCCAAGTCATCTGCCAGTTGTTTCTTTTCTTCTGAACCATATGCACCACTCACAGCATTGATCATAATGCGGCGGGCTTGATCATACTGTGTGCCTTGTCCATTCAGAATGTTCACAATACTTGGATTATTTTTTACAATATCTAACTGTTGGCGACGAGCATTGGATACTGCTTGGCCATCACTGCTAGTCACTCCAACAGCAGGTTTAGTTTCTTTAACATATTCTTTTTGTTCTGTAGTTTGAACTTCAGTTGCGCTTTCACGAGCAAGTTTTGCTTCTGCTTCTGCTTTCTTCATTGCTTCTGGTGTAATACGTCCTGTTACACTTGGTTTAACTCCTGGAGCCAACGGTGCAATTGGTGCTACTGCTGTAGGTGCGGCTCCTGCTATAGGAGTAGGAGCAACTGCTGTAACTTTACCTGGAGCAGCCATTGCTGGCGCTGCCTGTGCTGGTGCTGTGGCTGTAGCAGCCTGTGTTGGTCTACCAATGTCAGGTCGCTCTACACCCATTTGACTTAGTTCAGCATCAGTTAAGTCTGGTTCACCACGATTGATTGCGGCTTGTCTAAAGTCGGCAACTGCTTTAAGTTTACTATCATAGTCAAGTTTTCTAATACTGTTACCAAAACTTGTGGCATCATTCTCACGCTTGTAGCCTTGTTTGCGTTCATCACCTGCTTGTTGTGCAACATCGCGAACACGAGTTAACTTGGTTGGATCACCTTTATATACTTCATTGGTAACAACATTACGAGTAACCAACTTGCCTTTTTCATCACTTTGTGTTCTATAGATGTTGCCATCTTTGTCTTGAAACTGTTCAGCACTGGTGCTGACTTTGCCAGCACCTTGTCCACCCATGGCAGCAATCATTTCTTCAGCAGTCATCTTCTTACCAGACTCAGCACTATAACCTTCCAAGGGTGTGCCGTTGGAACTTACTTTGATAATGCTGGCTTTGCCATTTGCATCTGTGACTACCTTTTCAGTGCCAATGCCTAACTTGGCACCTTCTGCTTGTGCTAATGACTTGGCACCTATGGCAGCATAGAAGATTGCTTTGATCCATGAACCACCTGTGGTCTTTTCACGCATGTATTTGGCTAGATCTGTGGGACTGGCTTCTGCAAGTTTTTCCTGTGCATTCTTCATTTCACGTTGTTGTGTAATGATATCTGCGGCACGGTTTCGGCTGCGTTCTTTCATCCAATCAGGAGCATTTTTATCACTGCTTAATTGCATCAATGCCTGTGGATCATTTTGATTGGTTGTGTAATTGTCAACGTACTTGTCTAACTGTGCTTGTTTTTCACTGTATACTGGTGTGCCAA